TGGGTTGAATTTGCGTTCGGACCAGTTTCAGTTGGCTAATAATGAGTCTCCTGAAATGTTGAATGTTGAAGTTGACCCTAGAGGTGGTGTTTTTAGTCGTGGTGGTATGACCCGTATTAACCCTACTAATGTGGCTGGTACTTGGGAACCAGATAAATTGCATTCTTTTTATAGTTCTACACATCATATTATGATGTCAAATAATCATAATGTGTTTAAATCTACTGGTGCTGATTTTACTCGTCTTGATGTTTCCAGTGGTGTCCCTATTGTTTCTACTTCTCCTCACGGTGTTTGCTTTGCTTCTTGGGGTAATAATCTTTATATGTCGCTTGGTTCTAGTTCTACTGCTGGCGCATACAAATGGGATGGTGTAGCCACTTATGCTACCAACTTAACTAGGTCTGGTTATTCTCCTCATAACTGGCAGACACGAAGCACTGCTTCTGCTGGTAAATTTCCACAGTGTGAACATATTGCTGTTCACGCCAATAAAATGTGGGCTGCTAACACTGTTGAGGATGGAATTAGTTATCCTAATCGGATTCGTTTCTCTGATGAGTCGCTACCTGAGAACTGGGTTGAAGAAGATTTTATTGACATTCAAGGTGGTGGACCTTCTATTATAGCAATTGTGTCTGTTAATGGTGTGCTGCTTGTTTTTAAACAATCAGCAATTTACGCTATTTACGGTTATGACTATAATGATTTTCGTGTAGTTGCATTAAGTGAACAACTTGGTTGTTCATCTCATCACGCTTTGGCTGCTTCCGATTCGGGTGTTTATTTTTTTAGTAGCAACAATGGTTTGTTTTACACTAACGGCAACAGTGTCGTGGACATTTTTCAACCGTTGCGACCATTGTTTGATTTGGGTCGTATTAATACGGCTTCTGAAAATTCTATTAGTGTTTCGTGGATTGGTCGTCGCGTGTGGTTGTCTTTGCCTTATTCGGAAACAACACCTGTTGAATATCCTAGTGTTAACTTTGTGTTTGACCCTAGCATGAATTCGTACACTATGTTTAAAACAGCCGACAATAAGGGACTTGTTGGTGGTTGTGATTTTACAACAGTAACTGGTTTAGATTTGCGTCTTGCGATTCACCCTAGTACACCTGCTGTTATGCAAGTTGACCGTTATTCTATTGATGCTGATTATATTAATGTTGATGGGTCTTTAACTGGTTTTGCTAGTTATTATCGTACTAAATGGTTTGATGCTGGTTCTTATATGCAGCGTAAAATGTTTAGACGACCAGAGTTGGTTTTGCGTGAAACAGATTCTCAACAGACGCTAAATGTTAAGGTGTATCACGACTTTCAGGAGGCGTTGGGTTCCGAGAAGCGTGAGTTTAGTTTGGCACAAACATCTACTGCTCAGGGTTTAGTGTGGAATGAGAATTGGGCTTTAGAACCTGCTGGTGGTACACCGTATGGTGAATCTTGGTCCAACGAAACATTGGGTGGCAGTATTGCTACTGCATCTAATCTTGGTTTATGTAAAACAGTTCAACTTCGGTTTAGTGGTGAAGCCACAAAACCGTGGGGTATTAATAGCATTGGATACAAATGGAGTCCAAGAAGGGTTAAAGGATAATTATGGCTACTTTTTCATATACAAACTTGTTTACGGCTGGAACACCAGCCGTTGCATCACAGGTGAATACTAACTTTAATGATGTAAGAACATTTGCACAGGGTATTTCTACGGGGACAAACATTGATGCTTCGGCTATTAGTGAAGCAAAGATTGCTAATAATGCTGTGTCGTATCCAAAACTTGGTGCTAGCGTACTACCATTTTTGGCACCTGTTGGTTCCATAACTATGTACACTGGTGTTACTGCACCAGCAGGATGGTTGTTATGTGATGGTGTTACTAGCACTGCTGGATATACGGCTCTTGCTGAACTGGTTGGTGCTACCACACCTAACCTTCAAGGTAGGTTCCCTATTGGTGATAATAGTACTTTGGCTTTGAAAGGTACTGGTGGTTCGCTTAAAATTACTGAGCCAAACCTTCCTTACCATGTACATTCCATAAACCATGACCATCCTGCTTTTGACACAACTGGTGGCGAAGGCAGTCATGGACATGCATACAATGTTGCCGTAATAGGAAGCAACCCTCTTTTAAACGCATCAGATACATCTGTTAATTATGCTTTTGACACAACCTCCAATACTACTGAACCTGCTGGAGCGCATAACCACTCCATTAACCCTCCTAACTTTACTGGAAACTCTGGTGGTGGTTCAGGCTCAGGAACCGATTATTACCCTCCATATTATGTTGTCAACTTTATCATTAAGCACGACTAGGAACAATTATGGCTTGGAATATTGCAAACCTTTCATTATTGTCTAAAACTACCGACAACTCTGTGCTTGTCCAAGCATTACGGCAGTTATCGGTAGAACTTGAACGGTTACAAAACGAAATTGACAGTCTTAAAAGGAGTGTGAAGTAATGAGTGACACAGGTGCATTTTATGGTGACTTCGGTCTTGCCGAGGCTAGCGCACGCCGTCGGCGTGCCAAGCAGTCAGTAGCAAACCAAAACGCAGCAGCGTTTGGTCAGTTGCGTGGCACAAGAAACATTAACGATTTACAGCGTCAATATAAAGAAGGGTTCGCACCTGAAGTTGCTAGTTATGGTCGTCGTGGACTTGGTGGACCTAGTGTTTCATCTGGTATCCGTACGGCTGGTCTAGAAAAATACGCTGCTTCTTTGCAGCGTGATTTAGGTCGGGAAACTGAAAACATGAATGCTGGTTTACAGCAATCTATGGATGCTGAGGCTGTTGCACAATCTGATTTGGAAGATTATTTGGCTCAGTTGCGTTTGCAACAACAGGGTTCTGTTTTGCAAACTGCTGTAGATATTAAATCTCAGGCTAGTTACTAGGAGGAATTATGGGAAGATTAAAATGGAATCCACAAACAGGCAGATTTAATACTGCTGGTGGCATAGACAACCCACCTAATGGTTTTGCACCTGCTGGTACACAATATGTTGATACGGTTACTGGTGAAACTAAACTTGCTGGTCGTGCTGGTGCGCCCGACATTGTCTTGGGTGGTGCATCACCTACAACTACAGCCTCTAAAAAGACTTCACCTAGCACGACAACAGCACCTGCTGGTAGTAAACCTAAGGCTGGAACAACAACTAGCACTAGTGTGGCACCTGCTGGTGGTAAAGGAAAAATCAACATTAGTGGTAAGGGTATGGGTGGACCTACTGCTGCACAGGTTCAGGCTGGCAATTATGTTGGTTCAGAAAAACAAGTTGCTTCTGAAAGCAATGTTATAAACAAGGCTATTGAAGCAGCATTAAAAGGTGGCGATTATAAAGGTGCTATGGAATTGATTGCTGAGTTGGCTGCGTCTGGTTCTGGTGGTGGTTCTTCAGGTCCTAGTGCTGCTGAAACTGCTGCTGCAACAGCCAAGGCTAACGCCGACTCTTACCGTGCTGCTATGGCTGCTGCACAGCAGCAAGAAACATCGGGTGAGTCATTACAGAAAGCCTATAATGCACAGGCTGGTACTTTATTTGACACACAGTCGGCTGCTATAAAGAAATATTATGGCGACCAAGCGACAACTGCTGGTCAGACCATTAAGACTGCTGGTGAGAACTTCTTGGCGCAGTTGCCACAAGCAACAGCGTACGCTAATGCACAGGTGGCTAATTTGCCTCAAGCCCAACAAGGTTTGTCTGAGGCTTTGCGTACTTATGGTGCGACGACAGGTAAGGCTGATGAACAGTCAGCACAATCTACGGCTTACCTTGATGCTTTGGCTAAGATGCAAACCTCCTCTAATCAGCAGTTACAGGCTGCTGATACTACCTATATGGATGCGTTGCGTACGGCTGGCACAGGGGCTAATACGGCTGCTCAGCAGGCTTTGACAGGGAACATAGCCCAAGTTCAGGCTGGTGACATGTCTAATGTTAACACTGCACAGCAGGCGTTGCTTCAAAAGGGTATTGAGGCTGTTTTGGCTGGTCAAACCGAGGCTGCTTCTACTAGGGCTAATGCTACGGCTCAATATGGGGTTCCTAAGAAACCTAAGCCCAAGCCTAAGCCTAAGCCTAAAACAGTAAAGAAATAGAACAATTCATACAATTATAGAGGTTTATTATGGCTAACGAAAAAGACATTATACAATTCCTGCTGTCTGGTGGCTCATATGAGGACATTAAAGGAAAATACAACAAGGGGCAGATGATTGCTGCCTTGTTGAAAAACCCTGATGCCATTGAAAAACTTCAAAAACAGGGTGCAGAACAGGGGGCTAAATATGCTACTTATAACCCTTCAGAACTGTACGACACTAACGCTGGCTTAAACGCCACCGAATTAAAATACTATAATATGGATGATAAATATAAGGGTTTGGTAACTGATTTCTTTGATGTTGTCCGTGCCTCAGGTAACAATGAAACGCAAGTTTCAATGTTTAAAACTGGGCTGACATTGGACAGAAACAAAACTGCTGCAAAGTACGGCATGAATGCTGGAGAATTTGATACATTATTGAATCAGTTAGAAAAAGACCGTAAGTCTTTTGCATCTAATGAAGGTTCACGACAGAAAGCGAATATGAGTGCGTTTTATAAACAGCGTCAAAAATTGGGTATTGCACCCACTACAACAGATAAAGCAAGCGTTTCTGATGAGTATTTATCTGCTAATGTGGGTGTTCGTGGTTTGTCTGGTGTTGCAACAACACTTGAAGGTGTTGCTAAACAAAAGTCTAAGTCACTTGCAGAAACCCTTGTAAAACAAGGCAGGTCTGAATCTGAGGCTAAAAGATTGCAGGCACAGTTTGAGAAGCAGTTCACTCAGGTTGCTAAAAAGAAAAAACTTAGCCCTACTGCTTTTTCTGCTGTTGATTTAATTAAGAAAACACTAGGACAGTAATGGTTGTATATCGTTCACCTTTTTCAAGTAAAACACCTCCTGCACCAACACCTACTGCTAGTAATAATATTGCTAAAAGTATTAGTCGTGGTGAAGAATTATTAAAGAATCTTGGTAGCACACAACCTACCAAGGGTGGTGGGATGTCTAACGAGACTGGTATGAAAACCAGCGTTGCACAAGAACAACAAAAACTTGATTCAGGTTACTCTACTGCTTTAGCAAAAGTTGCTAACAGTAAATTAAGTGAAGCCGATAAAAACAAGGCACGCAAGGCTTTGGAAACCACATATAAAATTGGTATTAAACCTGAGATTCCTAATAAGAAAACTAATGCTATAGATTTGTTTACTAAGGGTGTCGGTGCTGTTCTGGGTGCTTCTGGTAAGGCTGTTATGGAAACGCTTGAAGCGACACAAACCGTTTCTCGGTTTGCACAGTCAGGTCTTAAAGAAATTGCTGACATGTCAAACCAGTATGTGCAATCTGGTAGTGGCAAGCGTCTTGAAGGTGGACAGCGTGCTTCTTGGTCTGACTTTATGAAGCAAGGACACGACAAAGATTTCAGGTTGCTTCCTCAAACTGGTGTTAAATGGATGGACACAGTTATTGACTTTGGTGTTGACATGGTTTTAGACCCTACTACCTATATTGGTGTCGGCGCAGTAGGAATGGTTGGTAAGGCTGGTCGTTCAGAGTTGGCTGTCAAGTTTGGTACTGAGGCTATGCGTTTGAAGTATCCACAGTTAATTGGTAAGGCTGATGACATTATGCGTTATGGCGCAGCAGCAATTCCAAAGGAAGTGCGTGCTGCTGAGAATGTGAAATTTGGTGTTAAGGCTTTTGGTTCTGTTATTCCTAAGACGGAAGCGTTGGGTCAGTTTGTTTCAGGTAAGGCTGGTGTTGGCACTTTGCTTCGTGCAGGTACTGGTGACATTATAGAAAAAGTTCCGTTGGCTAAGGCTGCCCGTGTCAAGTTAAGTCCTTCTAGTCGTGCTGGTATGGTTTCCAAGGGTATTGGTCGTCGTCTTGGTTTGGATGACAAAATAATTATTGATGAGATTGCTCATTATACTTCTGCTCGTGCTGCTAAAGGTTTTAAGCAGGCGTTTTATCGTAAGTCAACGCATGAGGCTGCTAAAATTCTTAGTGAAATTGAAAGTTATGCTGGTAAAAAAGGCAAAGGTGATTTAGGTAAAGAGATTGTTCGTTTGATGGAGGACCCTGTTTTGCTTGCGTCTGCGTCACCTGAGAAACAAGATTTTGCTAAACGAATGCTTGCATGGCAAAACGGCAAGTATGGTCGTGATGGTGTTAACGATGTGATTAACAAGTTTAATCTTGATTATGGTGGCACTATGAACGAGATTGGTTTCGTTGATGATTATGTGCATCACACCATGACTGAGGATGCTTTGCGTGAAGTGTATGGTGAGAAAAGCAGATTTAAACAGTTTTTTAAAGATGAAGATTTAACTTCTGCTGAACTAGGTAAAAACGCTGATGCTGCTCGGTTTCGTAAATATAAAAAGGGTGAAAAGTTTATGGATGTTGAACTCCAAACTGGCACCATTGACGAAATTAACACTATCTTTCGTAAAGAAGCCCAAGTGGACTTTGACTTCTTTGAAACAGACCTAGCATCTGTCGCTGATAGTTATGCTTACAGTATGGCTAATGCTCGTGGGCGTGAAGCGTATGTTCGTCGTCTTATGGATTATGGTTCTGATGTTGCTCGTGTAATCAACAAGAAGTCTGTACCTGATGCTGCTTTGGTTGCTAAGTTAACAGCAAGTCATGCTTCTATTGCTGGTTTACGCCGTGACATTGTCACTGCTGTAAACAAAGGTGCTTTAAAGGCGAAGGACAGCGCAGAGAATGTTGTTGGTTGGGCGCAAGGAGTTATGAACACACAGCAGGCTCGTGTGGGTGTGTTGGATTCTGAGGTTGCTGTTGTCCAAGCAAAGATTGCTCGTATTGAAGTTGCGCTTGCAGATGCAGCAGCAGAGGCAAGTGCTAAAGGGGCGCAGGCACGAGGTTCGTTTCAAGCCATTCATAAAACATTGTTGGAAGATTTGCAGGACCTGAAGCATTCTATTGCTAATGGCGAGATGTATCAACAGGCTGCTCATATTAAACTGCGTGAAATTTATGTGCAGATGTTCCCTGATTCTAGGCGTGTACCTAAAAATGTTGATGTGTTGATTGACAAAATTAGCCGTGAGGTTGGTATGTCACCACAAAACACAGCCGAAGTTCGCACCTTGACGGAGCGACTTCGTGTACTTCAGGAACAAATTTCTGAGACACCACCTGATGCTGGAGAACTGTTAAACGACTTGTTGGACACGGAAGTGGAACTTGTTAAACAACTAGAAGGTTTCAGTGTTTTGGGTGATGTTCGTTTCGCTGCTGATTATAGTGAAGATGGTTTTATTTATGGAACCTATGATGATTTGATTCCACGAGAGTTTGACCCTAATCTTGACCCTATGCCGAGGGTTGTCTCAACCCGACCTATGGTTGCTGGTGACGAGAATATGAGTGTGGATGACATTATGGCTGCCCATAATGGCTTTATGCAAGACGGGCGTAGCGTTGCTGCACACGCAATCCCTAATGATGTCATTCACGACATGCGTAAACCAGAACATTATTATGACTTCTGGGACCCTGAAGGTGGCGTTGGTGAAGCAGTAGGTTATGCCCTCTCTAGGGCTGGCATTGACACCGAAGGTGTGTTCTTAACGGCGTGGGATGATGTGTTGCGTGACGGTGCTACCGACCCTATGTTTGAACAGGTTTATCCTGCTTTAGATGACTTAATGACTGTTGTTGGTTCTATGCATGCACACCAGTTTGAACTGGGTGTTGTTGATGATGATTTCCTTGTTGAAGCATTTGACACTGTTCGTGAAGTTTTTGTCCACGCAGCAGCAGACCTTAATTTAGAGAACGCCGACCAAGTCGGTGTTCAAATGATGAACGACTTTATGAGGGCTATGGCTGAAGAAGGAATGGAACAATCAGGGAAACCCCTGCTTCTTCCTAGCCGTGTAATTTATGGCTTGGACAACCCAATGGCTGAGGATGCGTATTCGTTGATTCTTCCTGACAGGTTCTCTTATGTAGGTCAATACGGTAAGCAGGGTGTTGATGATGCTTTGGTTGATGGAACTAAGAGTCCTGTGTTTAGTGCTGGTGACGAGTTTGTTCAGTCTATTGCTAATTCGGATTATGTTTCTGCTTCTCTTGGTGCTGTTGAAAAAATGGATGAGATTGCTGTTGCAGGTCGTCAAATGCAGGATGCTTTGACGGCTCGTGAAGTGGCTGTTGGTCAGGCTAAGTCTGTTGGTGGCAAGATTGGTGCTGTTAAGCGTCAGGCTTCTCGTCGTGTCCGTGAAGCAGAAGTTGCTTATAGGCAGTATGAAAACTTTGGTACTGTAACTATTCCTTATAAGGGTAAGAAAATTGAAGTTACTCGTGAGAAGGCTATTAAGATTCTTAACGAGAAAGAAACTAAGGTTACTGATTTGGTTGCGAACCTTGAGGTTCGTGTCGGAAATATTGGTAAGGCTGAGGGTGAGAAGTTGAACCTCAGGAAAGCCGTTCAGGAAGAACGACTTTCTACTTTGTTTAATCAGCGTAAGGTGCTGGAAAAATGGAATGATGAGACTGGTGTCGCTTTAAAGCAGGACATTGATTTGTTGCGTAACGCTATCGCTACTGACCCTCCTAGTGGGGCTGCTGGTACGATGTCACGCCGTTGGTCTGATTCTGTCCGTGACAGGATGAACAACATTCAGAATTTGGGTAACACTCCTGAGGCTAAAACTTGGGAAAAGGTTGTTACACAACTACATGCTGACGAGTCACAACTTGCGTTTTTGGACTCTTATTTAATTCCTTATAATGATGCTGTTCTGGCGCGTGCTATTGACGGTTCTCTTGGTGGCACT